CTGCTTTCGGCTGCCCAGGAACTGCCATTGACCACCGAGGATACGGAAGTGTTGACGGATAGAGTGAAGAGGGCTGCTGAGATGTGGAAGAGAGAAGGCAGTCTGTCAGGTGATCTGTCGCGCGGGTACAAGTACATGAGAGGTGATTTCCCGCAGCAAAATATAAACCTCTATTCCATAGGTGACGATACCTTCGAAGTGCTGTTGAGGAAGGATGACGGTTCTGTGGAGAGCTTACCGAAGATCGAGAATAACAGAGCCTACAGGGATTTCCATCCTGGTGCCGTTTACCTCCATCAAGGAGAATATTATCAGGTCGAAGCGTTCGAGGAGGGGACCCAGCCTAGAGTGGTGCTTGAACCCGTGGATACCGATTATTACACGACCACGCTGAGAGAAACGACCATCTCGGATGTCGATGTTGAGGAGAGCAGGAAATCGGGGGAATACACCGTTTCGAAAGGAACGGGAAAGGTCAGGGTTCATTACTTCGCTTACCAGAAAAAGAAGTTGTCAAACGACGAATTGATATCTAACGAGGAAACCGGGTTGGAACCCATAACACTCGATACTCAGGTGAGTTGGGTCGAGATACCTGAAGAGGTGGAAAAGGATCTTATCGGTATGGCACAGGAGAAAATAACGGACGGTGTTTGGGACTATTCACTTGAAGGTTCCATCACACATTATCAAGGTGCACTTCACGCAGCTGAACATTCTTTGATCCACATGCTACCACTGCTCATGTTGATCGATGAAAAAGACGTGGGTGGTATCTCAACGGCCGTTCATCAAGAACTGGGGAATGGTGCGATCTTCATCTACGATGCCGTCGAAGGTGGGGTAGGTTTCGCCCACGATGCGTATTACAGGTTCGAGGAATTGGCCGAGAGGTCTGTAAAGAGTTTGAGCGAGTGTTCCTGCGGGAGCGTCACGGGTTGTCCCGCATGCACGTATTCCTCGGATTGCGGAAACGATAACAGCCCACTGAACAGACCACTTGCATCGGAATTGCTGGGACGGATGGGTGTGAAATAACGGACGTTATTTTTAGGTTATTTATAAGATTAATGATAAATTTTATTAATGTATATTAATTTTATATTTTTAAAGATGTGATGTATATTAGTAAAAAAAGACATGAATACCCATATAAATTAAAACCGTCCATTAGAAAAAAGGCAGAAAAATATTCGTTTTTTAAAAGGATATTTCGTCTTTTAGAATGTAATATTTTACTCCCCCCTAAAATAACTATATTTCCAATTATCCTGATTATTTTAACTGGCTTAGTTTTAGATGTGTCTAATATAAATCAGAAAACCCTGCTCGTATATACTATAATTATCATATATAGTTTTGATTGGTTTATTAAAAACCTTAAATCATTTTTAGATTTCAAATTCGGTTTGATTGAAGGAATTAAAAAAAGAATAGTCGCCCAAAGCGTTAAATCCTTTTTTTCTTTATTGATATTTGGTTTTGTGATTATATTTTTTAAATTCAATTATACCCTACTGTTAGGATTGTTTTCAAATTTAATTTTTATAATAGTCCTTTCTTATTCAAATAAAACTACATCAATTTTTCAACGTGGGTACAAATGGATTAAAAAGATGTTTCTGACTATATTTGTTTTAATAAAATATAGAACTATACCCGAAGAGACAAACCTTATAAAATTAAAAAACGAAATAAATAGAATTTCAGAAAAAAATGATATAGAAAAGGTAGATAAAATATTCAAGCTAAATATTGGAAACAAAACCAATAAGATTGAGGCATTCATCAATGACTTTCAAGGATATAGAGCTATATTCACTACGGATAATGTGTTGGAGAGATTTCCGACAAAAGAGATTAAGGTTATATTATTGCATGAATTAGGACATATAAAATATTATAATGAAAGTAAAAAGGTTAAGAATTATACAAGTTACATGCTAATTTTTGGATTAATTCTAAGTTTTATTTTATTCGCAGATGGACTCATTATTAAATCCTCAAGAGAAATATTATATCTTCTAGGATCGATTTATACCGTTAATACTTTATCCAAAATTTATTATAATTTTAATAATAAATCAGTCGAAGAGAAATCGGACCTTTTTGCTTTAAAATATTGTAAGGATCCAAAAACCTATGAGTCAGCATTTAAAAGACTAGCAGATACTAATCTAGAAGGACTTAAAAATTATTCTATCTTTGAAAAATTATTATCTTCACATCCTTCTTTGCTGAAAAGGATTAATCTTGTAAAAAAATATAGGAATGCTTGATTATTAGGATGAAACGTTAAGGGTTTGTAAACTCAATCAAAAATTTATATTCTGTTCTTATAAATAGTGTATGGTATTAAATCCGTTGTTCTATTCAAAGAAACGAAATTGTTTAAATTAAATAATTTTTACTTGTATCAATATCTTCACCACTAAACTTCATAAAGAGGAATAAGATTATCCTAGATATATCAACAGGTTAGCTGTTTGAATATTGATGAATGTGAGTAAGGCTACAACAAGAGGGTAAAGTGTTTCATTTGTAAATGTGGTGAGAAGATTCCGGTTGCAGGAAGGGTTGAGATTTAAAATAAAATATAGGTTTTCATACATGATTCAAAAGAAAACATTAATATTAGCCATGTATTTGAGTAATAAGAAAACATATGGATATTGTGAATATAGTGGCTACTGGTGATTTGGGTACTAACATCAACCTTAATGATTTATCTTTAACTCTACCTGATGATTTTCGATACGAACCTGAGTTATATCATTGTGGTTATTTAACTGTCGATGACAAAAGTATTACCATTTTTTCCTCTGGAAAATACATAATGATTGGTTTAAAAGATTTAGATGAAGTTAATAAATTGTATTCTAAAATGATAGATATATTGAATAACCTTAATATAGACACCAATCAAGCTAAAGCTCCATCCATATCTAATATCGTTGTGTGTGATGAGATAGATCATTCTTTAAATTTGAATTACTTGGCCATTTATTTTGGTTTGGAAAACATAACTTACGAACCTGAAACATTCCCTGGGTTGATTTATAGGAATGGAAGAACATTTAATATATATTCTAGTGGAAAAATTATAGCTTTTGGTGTTAATTTAAATGATATTAAGGAAGATATCCAAAATTTAAAAGAAGCATTGAATGAATTTTGATAAAATATATTTTTAATTTTTATGCTTCGGATATCGTTTTCCAATGGTCGTGATTTAGGTGATCGGAGCATAGATGGAAGGGGAGATGATGAGATGTCAATAAACAAAGCATTTAAAAATTAATATAATTATAATAAAAAGTTACTAATACACCTAATTCACTTTCCATTCGTGAAAATATGGTTGAGTTAGGTGATATTTCCAATATAAGGAAAGGTAAGCGTTTTGATGAATCAGACGATGGAAACTATTTTGAGATAGTAGGTAAATCCATAGATGATCAAGGAAACCTTATAGAATCTAAAATGAAGAAAGTAAAAATTGATGAAAATGGAATAAATTTAATTAATTATGAAGAATTACATGGATTGGATGAATAATGGATAGAAACCCAAATTTAAATGTATCAAGTAGTAATAATTTTCAATTAACATTTGGAAAATTACCATCTGATAATGAAATTACAAAAAATTTCGTATTGCATGTATACGAAACTGTTATTCCGGGTGTTAGTTTTACAGAAAGTATTGAGAGCTGACAGGGATTTGATATAAAATATATTACATCAAATTTAAATTATAACAATTGAACTGTAAATTTTGATGTCAATGAACATTTTGAAAATTGATTAAAAATTTTAGAATGGATGCAAATGATAAATAATAATATTAATGTGGCAGGAAATTCTTTAGATCAATATGCCATAGATGCATCATTATCAATTTATGATAATTGGGGAACCCATATTATAAATTTTATTTTTCATTCAATGTTTCCCATTAACTTAGGGGATATTAATATGTCATTCCGTGATGCTGACGCAAACTTATATTCAACAGCAACGTTTGTTTATAATTATTATTCAATTGATAAAAAATAATTTGGATTTTATATATAAATAATATAAATATATATATAAATAATATAAAGAAGAAAATATTTAGGAGGAAAAAAATGAATTTTATTTCACCAGGCGTTTATACAAGAGAAGTAGATTTAACAACAACTGTATCTGCTGTTTCTACAAACATCTCTGTAATTGTTATTAGAGAACCATGAAAGGGAGCTGAACACACAAGACATTTTGTAAATTCTCAAAATGATTTGATTAATAAATTTGGAACTCCAACAAATAAATCTAATATTGATATATTATCAGCATTAGAGTTTTTAAAATACGGAAATCAACTTTATGTTTCTTGTGTAAGACCAGCAGATGCAACATTTGCAGGAATAAAAATTAGTGATGGATATAGTGATAATGGACAAGAATTTAATGAAAATTATACTTATTCTGTAACAGGAACAGTTGATGCATCAGAAGAAGACGGTCCTTATGATTATTTATCATTAGGAACAGTCGATTTAACTATGATGTCAGAATATTTACATTCCAGCATGTTAGAAACAGATGATGTTTTATGAATATTATCTAATTGGAGGGGAAATAGTTCCAATAAAATCAGAACATTAATTTTTGATAGAAATCTTTTTAGTGCCATCAGATATTATAATGAAGATGATGGGTCATTTGACGCACCAGATACTGTTTCAATCACCGAAAGTGCAAGTGCTAATGCAGTAGATATGTATGAGAATAATGAAGATGCATATTATACAATAAAAGGAACAAATATTATTTTGGACAGTTCATATCAAGCGGGAATTATTATTCAAGCACAGGATCAGGGATCGGCAAATTGAGTAACAAAAGAATTATTTGTTGTAAGTACAGATATGAACGAAAGGGATGATTCCGGCGAATCATTATTTGTAGAAACTGTAATAAATGAAAAAAGTTCATTTATTAAAGTAGCATTAAATCCAAAATACACTACAGACGCAGAAATAGATGCCGGTATTGTTGAATTTGGTACTAAAAATTTTGTTGAATTGACAGGTGGTAAAAACGGTAAATGAGGAAGAGCAGATGGATTAGATTATGAAGTGTCTATAGATTCTGCTGTTATAGAAGCATATGATTTATACTCAAATCCAGAAGAAATTGATGTAAATTTATTTTTGGATAGTGATAAAGGCGAAGAAGTAAAAAGAAGACTTATTGAAATTTGCCAAGTATTACGAAAAGATTCTTTTGCTATTCTTGATGTTCCTAGAAATTTAGTTTTAAATAATAGAGGAAATGAAGCTAGAGATTTAGTAAGGTGGAGAAAGGGTCAAGGTGGATCTACATTTAATCCAAATTCTTCATATGCAGCAATATACGGAAACTGAGTAGAGGTATTTGACAAATGAAACAAAAAATATGTATGAATACCATCAACAGGTCCAGTTGCAGGGGTTTTTGCAAATACCGATCAAGTTTCAGATCCTTGGTTTGCCGCAGCTGGTTTAAATAGGGGGATCTTAACAGGAGTTCGCAGGTTAGCATGGAACCCAATACTAGGTGATAGAGAATTGATTTATAAAGATGGTATTAATCCAATAGTATCTTTTGCGGGCATAGGAAAGGCTATATACGGACAAAAAACTTTATTAGATAAATCAAGTGCTTTTAATAGAATTAATATCAGAAGATTGTTTTTGGTTCTACAAAAAGCTATCAGTAAAACCAGTGCTTATTATCTATTTGAACAAAATGACGAAGTAACATGAATGTTGATGACAAATATGATTACTCCATTTTTGCGTGATATTAAAGGAAGACGAGGAATTTATGATTTCTTGGTTCAGATAGATAGTGAAGTAAATACACCAGAAAGAATTGATAGAAATGAATTATGGGGAAATATTTTTATTTCTCCAACTAGAACTGCAGAACAAATTCGTCTATCATTTATAGCCACACCTACTGGTGCTAATTTTATGGAATTAACAGGTGCGGTATAAAAAATAATATAAATTTATAGGAGGTAAATATGGCACAACAAGGCTTCAATATAGATGATTTTAAAGCTAATTTTCAAGATTTAGCCAGAGCATATACTTTCATGGTAATGATAGAAATGCCGTTTGATACATCATTTAATACAGAACAAACAAAATATCTTGTAAATTCTACTACCATCCCATCTTCTACTATAGAAGAAATAGAAATCAATTGACAGGGAAATGTATTTCCTGTAGGGGGGACACATACATTTGCTGATTGAACTGTTACTTTTAGATTAGATAGAAATGCAAATCTAAGGAATGATTTTCTAGAATGACATAAAAGAATTCATAATCCAGAAACAAATATTCATGGTATACCAAGTGAATATATGCAAGATGAGGAAATTTGGCAATTAGATGCACAAGGCGAAGTTATCAAAAAAATGCAATTAGTAAATGCATGGCCGTCTGAGATTGGTGAAATTTCACTTGATTATGGAACAAAAGAATTTGTAACATTTGATGTTACATTTAAATATCTATACTATAAATTAATGGTTGTATAGATTTAAAAAATAAATTGTAAAGGAGAATAAAATGTCCAATTATAAAAAATATTTAGAGACTTACAAATTTAAAAGAGATTTACCCGGCAAAGGTGATTCTGTAGAAATTAGATCATTAACAACAAATGATATGAAAAAATTATTGGTTTATGAGAATACAGAAGATCCTTTGTTGGGAGAAGAAATTTTAGATGTGATTATTAATAATTCAGTATTAACAGAAGATTTTGATATTAATAATTTATATTCACAAGATAGATATTTTCTATTTATTGAATTAAGAAAAATAACAAAAGGTAGTAAATATAGTTTTACATATGATTGTCCTAAATGTAAATCTCAAACAATACAAAACATTGATTTGAATAATTTAAAAATCACTAACATGCCTAAAGATATCCAAAAAGAATTATCTTTGGTTGATGGCAATATTATTCTTGAAATGTCATTTATGACAAGAGGAAGACAAAAAGAAATGTTAAAATGTATTGATGATAAATTACCAGCAACAGAAAAACAGATTGAAATGATTTTGGCTAATATGGCAGCATCAGTAGTGAGTGTTACTACACCCGAAGGAGTAGAAGAAATACCACCATGTGAATTAATTCAATTTATAGGTGATTTGCCTAGAACAGAATA